AGCTACATCTCTGCCAATGTTGAATTCAGCATCTTGTTGTTCTGTGGTAAATCGACTTGCAACATCTTTTATAACTTCTCTTTGTTGCGGGTACTTCAATGCAAAATCATTGAATGCCTTCATAGATGGGTTATCTAAAACTGATTGCAAATCAGTCTTATAAGCCGCCTTCATTTGCTCGGCTTGTTCTGCCGCGACACGCTTTTCTTGAATTTCTCGAATGCTTGTTCCAAGTTGTAAGCCGCTGAGTAAGCTCTGCCCAAGATCAGGCTGCGGNATTTGCGACATNTAATTGATTGGTTGCACCATAATTTNACCTTAAAAAGGGTTTGTATTAGGGCCAAGNGGNACTCTTGAGGGGCCAAAGCCACCCATTCCTGCAACAGTTCCACCAATTTGCAAAAGTTGACCAAAGGTTCGTCCAGGCACTGAGCCACTGGCAATTTGACCGCCTGCTGTTGCTGCGCCTTGCTGACCCAAAAGACCAGATACATTTGCACCAAGTTGCGTACCAGCACCAGCTTGACCAGCCGCAGCCGCTTGACCACTTTGTGCCAAACCACCCAAACGCCCATATTGCTGTTCAATCAAGCTGGATAAAAGCTGTGGGCGGAACTGGGATAATGCCCCTTGAATATTGCCACCACGCAGGCCGCCCGTTGCCGATGCACGTTGCAATAAAGCTTCTTCACCCTGATTTGCCAGTGCTTGGAAAGTCTCTCCACCACGGATGCGCTCAATGGCGGCTTGTTCTGCTTCAGGCCCTCGTAAGCCTAAAAATGCTTGTTGCGCTTCTAGAGCAGGGGTTCCAGCGGTGACATATGGGGACATCAGTTCAATTAGTTTGTCAAACTGCCTGCGCTGTTCCTCAATCCCTGCTTGTGCGGCTGCTGCTTGGGTTGCCGAACCACGCTCTGCCGCTTCACTAGCTTGCTTTGCGCCAGTTATGCCACCAAAAACNTCNCCAATTAAATCGCCAACAAAACTCATATTGCGCCCCATTCCTGTCGGGTCATACCCAACATATAGACATCTTTGACTATGCCATTTTGNACACAGGCACAGCGCCTGCAACCCTCTACTTTGAAACCCAACTTGATGCAATAGTTCTTTGCAGTTTCAAGTCCTTCAATAATGTAAGCAGTCACCCGCAAGATTGGTTGAGCAAAAGCCCATGCAAGGCAGGCAAAACCAAGAGTACGAGATTCTTTTAGGGCTGATTTTTTAAGCAACGCATGAAGCTCTAATTCGACTGCGCTTTGTTTGATGGCAATAAAAGCACCAACAAATGAACCGCAAACCCAAGCAGATAGATAGGTCACGTTTGGGTGTTGGATTGGTGCAGCAGGGCGGTGGTCATGCCCAACTTTTGTGATGTACGGGTCTGAATAGACCTCCATCAAATGCTGCTCTGTAATTCCAACCGTAACCATGCACAACTCCTATATAGGGCAGGCCGCTGGATGCCATAACTCAGCGGATTGATTTTCGCACAAATTGATAAAAGGTCAATATTCTTCTTCTTCTTCATCTTCCCAAGCCTGACAAACCCGCATATCGTTGCAGATAAAGTTCAGCTTTTCGCAATGTCCACGATAACCATATCCAGTGTCATACCCAGCCATCGGTATACGTTCAATCCTGACTTGGGTCATTAAGCTATTGTCGTAGTAGCCACAGTTAGAGCAATGTTTGCGCCTTGCGTCCTTTGCGTCACACTGCATGGCTTCTGCTAGTGAGTCATAAAACTCAGGGTTTGACTTTGGGTCGTTGCTGGGTTCTTCAGGTCCATAGTGCCAATCTTTCACCGCAATCAGGAAATTGGCTTTATTCTCAGCAACGGTTAAAAACTCCTCTTCGGTTGGCAAGCCCATAAAACCCTTGGGCATCATCATAAAATCTTTCATTTTCTACTCCTTAAGTAATTTCACGCCCGTTGGCTCTGATGGTTAATGATGTTGCTGCACTGGCAATAGTTGAAATAAACCCGCTTGGTTCAAGTGCTTGCCCGACCAATTCAGGAAAAGTATAAGTTTCATCGGGCGCAAGACTGCGAGTATCCACAATCAAGTTTGATGTGGCGGCACTTCCTGCCGCTGTTACCAAATTGACGCTAATAGTCACATTGCCTGCCGTTGTATTGGTGGCTGTGAATTTGTCAATAATGGTTTTACAGTTGGTGGCTGTGTATTGTGTTGTCTGAGTTCCTTCAGCTTGTTTTGCTGGGATTAAAACTTTTACTGTAACTGTCATTTTTTACTCCAAAAGCAAAGCATTGTTTGGTATGTATTGTGTCACTAACCAGTTTGTTCCATCAGAAACTAGGGTAGCAGAATCCCCTGTACTTGCCAACAAAATAGAAGTTGCTGCCGCCCCACCCGCTACAGGCACAACATTTGATGATGCGGAAACAACGGTTTGTGCTTGATAGTTTTGAAACCGCAAAACTCGACCTGTCCAGCTTGAGGCAGTGGGCAAAGTCACCGTACAGGTCGAGCCAGTCTTGTTGTTGATAAGCCAGTTTTCGCTGTCAGCTACGGTAAAGTTGGCAGTTTTAGTGATTGGCGCACCGCTTGAGGCATTGATTACTGACGCTGGAGTGACGTTTGTCCAATAACCTAATGAGGTGCTGTACTGAATCAAGTCAGTATTGGCTAATGTGCCAAACTCTACATTGGAGTCTGTGCCACCAAGTTTGGAGCCTCGGATGATTTCAACGTGAAAAGACCCAGACCCACCCGCGCCTGCTTTAATTACATACCCAACTTGTATCTTAATGTTAGGAGCAACAGGTTCAACTTTGGTAGGGTTACCAGTTACGGGGTTGTACCAAATAGGGTCGTCATCTGCCCAAGTTTCACCAAAAGCAGTGCCGTTGGTTGTAATACCTCGCACTGTCCCAAAAACAGTAGCTCGCCCAAAATCATTAAGAGCCAAAGATTCAGTAGCTACACCAACAATCGCATTGCTATCAGTAATGCCAATAATCGTAGGAGCAAAGGTAATAACGCCGCTGGCTCCAACAACGCCTGTATGGTAAATAATTTGGAGGGGTGAGTCAGTGATTGCAGCAGACGCTTTGCCATAAACAAAAATTTCTTCGCCAACTTGTTGAGTAATGTTGCCACCGCCCATGCCCAAGTTCCATGCGCCTGTAGACCCGTCATACCACATTTTTCCTGCGGCAAGAGTTACAGCCGAACCATTACTGAATTGTTGGGACAAAATACCACTAGCATTGCCAGTGTCGTCAATAGTAGTAACAGAATTTTGAATCAGTTTGCCAGTAGTCCCATTAAATCTAGCAACAGCGTTATCTGTGGCACTTGCAGGACCAACAACATCACCATCGGCAATGCTGTTATTCTGCGGCGGAGCAAGTGCTAATAGTTCAAGTGCTTGTGCTAGTCTTGGAATAGCGTCTAAAACTTCTTGAATCTTGGCATTTAGCACAGCATCATCAACTGCGGTATCTTGTGCCAGTGCACTGATCTGAGCCAAAGCCTCGTTTGCCGTAGCTGCAGCGTTGTCTGCTTGATATTCAAAGTCGCTACCTATAATGACTTGCAAGGTATCAACAGTGGAAAATAAAAGTTCAAATTGCCTTATCTGCTGCTGGTCAGACAAGAATTGAGCAAGCTGATCTCGCGTCAGGTTTAATCTGCGAGAGATAGGTGCGGTTGCCATCAGTAGGCCAATGCTTCTATTTGCGCTTCTAGCCGCACATAAGACACATGAGCATCACTATCACCACGGAAACGCTGTATGCGCCAGTTCCTCATATGACCCTGCTGAAACCATGCAAGGCGTTTCTTGGTATTGCCAATCGTGCCAACTGCAATAAACTTTTCTTGGCTGTACGACTTGCCATCTAATGAATAACTGGTGCTGATTTGTGGATTCTTACCAAGGGCAATACTACCTGTAAGACTCACAAGTTCCATCTCATTAAAGATTGCCCCGTTGCTTTCGTTATAAACAATCAACGTGCCAAACTCCCAGTAGACTTGCTGCCCCCAGTGGTGGCCGGTGTCCTGCACTAAATAGCCGATATTGCTTGTCTGTGGGTCTCCAACCATCCACTTGTCGTATACCCAAACCATGTTTCGAGCACGATACTGTGCAAGACCCGTCAAGGTGCTTACCAAAATAAACCAAACTGGTGTTTGCAAAGCCTCTGATGCGGCTGCATCATAAACAAGGGTCTGGTCAGGCAAATGCACATAAAGGTGCTGGTGGTTCTTATCGTTTCTTGCTTCCAGCTTAACCAAAGCCAACTGT